TCTGCACGTTTAAACGCAATAGGAGAACCTTTACGGGTCAATCCACGTTTGTCATTGAGGTAGTCTCGTAAATTCGTAAAGCCAGAATCTTCTAGCTCTTTTTTACTGACGGTTGGAGCTTTAGCCATTAGCACATCCCACCTTTCTTCATGGTGACTTGCTTACCTTTGGTTAAACCGCGTTGGGCTACGCCATTAGCATCTTTACGGAATGTGCCGCCACCAGCCAATTTAGTCATGGTCGAACCTTTGTGTAAACGGCCTTCGTGTTTGTTCACAGCCTTCTGCATCATGGATTTGTCTTGTTTCATGTCGGCTTTACCGCCTTCGGCTTTACCGTCTTTTTTCTTAGCTATCATTGCCATGAAGCCGGGGTTCATTTTAGAAGCCATAGTATCACCACCTTTAGAAAATTTACGGCCTTTATCGGCCTCGTTAAAGTCTTTTCCCACGGACTGTGGGATTCCTACTTTCTTAGCAAACGATGGCGAATTGGCTATCGCAGCCATGAAATTGTGTTGCTTTTTAGAGCTACTTGGCATCATTTCCCTGCTTGAATAAGCTGGTCAATTTTTGCTTCAAGCTTGTTAAAGCGTTGGTCAATGTGGTCAGTAATTCGTTGAACTTCTGCTTGAGTAACTGTATCACGGGCAATCTCCTCGCGGGTTATGTTTAAAAGACGTTCGACACGCTTAGTGTCTTCGCCAATTTCTTTCATTTGAGCAAACTTTTCTTTGACGAATAGGCCAAAAACCCCCATCACAACAGAAAGTACTGCCGACCAAATTGTGCTTAGTTCCATATCAGCACATCTTCCCACGGGTTTTGCCACGCTGGGCTATACCATCGGCACGACTAGAAGCGGAGGCAACTTTTCCGCCATTTTTCAAATTATATGGATTAGAAGGTTTCTTTTTTGTAGAGGCACTAGAACGAGGCGCATCACGATTAAGAAGTTTATTAAAATCAATATCCTCCCTATCAACCTTATTCATCGGTGTCATTCCGGGATCATCACCAAAAGTACTGCCGCGACCATCTCGACGTGGAGTCATTCCGGGGTCTGTATCTTTTTTGGATTTAATTGCTTCCATTAAACCATTGATAATTTCATCTTCTTTATTAGCCATTTTTTACCTCAGCACTTCCATCTTGCTAGTGAAGCAGCCTTACGGGTAGGCTTGCCTTTTTCGTCCTTCATCGGCCCCGGCATACCAGACATACGAGCACAGAATGACTTCTTGCGAGCACCGCCTTGCGGCTGTGGCGCTTTGAGGTTTGATCCTGTGGCTGCATTGTACTTAGCGCGGCCTTTGGCAGTCAGCCCAGCCCCCTTAGAGACCGGCAGCTTCTCACCGCGACCTACTGCAAGGGATGGGTTTTTCTTAGCCATTAGCCTTGCCCGTTATTCTTAATAAGCATCAGTTGCAATTGAGTCGAAGCCGAAGCCGACCCATCGCTTGTTGCCGCCAAGATTTCCAAATCCGCTTTCTCTGGAATCGGCAGGGGGTATGCGGCAACACATTCATAGATGCCGCTGGCAGGGATGTGGTACTGGGCCTTGATGCCAAACACGCCGCCAAGAGGGCGAATGCGTAGGGTAAAACGAGTCCACTCATCAGCAGTGGTGTTGCCAGAAGACATTGTCCACATATTGATGAATGCCGTGTAGCCCGCTGGAACAGTGTAAAAACCCGACTCGGTTTCGTTTGCCAAAATTCCAGTCTGGTTCACAACAACAGCAGGGACACCAGCAGTGACAGTGCCAGTGCCTGCGTAAATGTTGCCCACGGATGTGCCGCCAGTACCTGCGGTCAAGACAATCATCTTGTTTACACGAATGTAACTGTTGGTGGTGTTCACCTCCGTCTGCCCGTTCAATGAAACAGTCTCAGAGACCGCCTCATAGTTTGCGTCCAAGCCTTGAATCTGAACAGTACGAGCGCCAGTGCCAGCAGATGTGTCGCTTGCACTAGAACTTGAAATCTTCAAAACCGATGCAGACGACGGGAATGTGTATGTGTTACTGCCAATCCAAACGGTTTCGTTGGCTGTGCCAACTGCTGTGTTGATGCCGAACTGGCAAAAACTTGAGTGCATCGTGATCTGCCCACGAGCTACCTGCAATTCAAACGGCTCAATAGTACCCATGCGGGTAATCGAGGAAACAACGGAAGTTGCCATAATCAATCTCCTTTTAAAAAGGGGGCCGAAGCCCCCAAGATCAATTAAGCAGTGCGTGTGAACACGTACGCAGTGGCGCTGGAGAACATGATGGTGAATCGTGCCAAGCCCGTTGCGCCAGCGGCAACAGTCAAGTCACCAAAGCTACCAGCAGTGTCAGCGGCTGCAGTTGACAAAATTCCGTTTGTAGCTACAGCGAGCGTAACGACATCAGCACCAGCGGTGTTGTCAATAAATAAGTCAAACACAGTGCCTTGAGTAGCACTTAAAGCCGCACCGAGCAAAGTGCCAGTAGGCAAGGTGATGGTGGTAGCTGCTGCAGAGGTGGAAGTGATGTAGCCCGTTGCCACCTGCGCCGCAGTAGCTGTAGCCGTTGCGTTTATTGCGTTAGCGGATGTTGGAGTGTGGTCAGTAATAAATCCGTTTGAAGATATAACTGGGCCGGAAAACGTAGTACGTGCCATGATAATTCCTTACATACAAGTTAGGCGCATTAGTCTGTATGTAGTCAGCCGGGACTGTCTAATGCACCGGAAAGCCCGGATTGGCTGAAATATAGCACGTTGTTTAAATGTGTGCAAGCAATAAAAAAGGCCCCCGAAGGAGCCTTTTCTACAAGCCCAAGGGCTTAGGACGAACCGGGTGAGCCGAACATTCCGAGTGGGTCACTCCAACCGAAGCTATAACGCTCGCGGGCTTTGTATCGCACGTTGCCGGTGTCGAAATCCCCGTCCATTGAGTTAGTCAATGCAGTACGCTCGAAATGCTTCAAGCCGTTAGGCACGTCAGTAGTCAAATACCAACCGTTTGTGTCGGTCAGGTAGTGATTAACGCAATAGCCTTCAGGGATCGAACCATTGTTCTTCAATGCATTGATATCGTTGTCAGCAGTACCAACACGGAGGTTGGTGTCCAACAAACGGGTAGCAACGAACATCAAAGATGGAGGAACGATCAGCTTACGAGGTTTAGCAGCGATCAACAGACCTTTTTCATCCACCCAAGCGGCGATCTGAATAACGGCGGCTTCCAAGGAAGTCTCGTTCAAATCAGCGCCAGTTGTAGGACGATTGCTGTTGGTTCCACCGTTAACCAGTGGGTGTGCAGTGCTAAACAAAGGTACGCCGTCGCCGCCGTAGTACTGAGACGAGTTAGTGAAGCCGTTGTTGATAACAGCAGCAGCCTTAACTTGCTTGGTATACGCCATAGCGCGAGCCAAAGCTTTAGTGTAACGAGCAGACAGTGAGTCATACAAGTTATCTTCCACAGCCTCTTCAGTGATGGAGAAGCCCAACGCGATGGTTTCGTGGTTGTAGCGAGCCGTGAACGCTTCTTGGGCATTGTCATAAGCAATGGCCTGTCCCTCGTTCTTGACTGGTGCTGCACCGAAACCGGCGAGTTTGGTCTCTTCTTCAAAGCTACGCTCAGATGCCTCTGTTTCGTAGATCTCTTTATGCTCTTCGCCGTAGCGAGCGTATTCCAAACCGAACAATGCGTTCAATCCGGGGAGCAGTTCTTTAAGTAGTTGTGCGCGTGAAATAGCCATGATTTAGCTCCTTTTACAGACCAACAGCGTTGCTGTAAGAGTGGTATCCGGGGTTGAACTTCACCAGAATATCAGTATATGCGTCACCTACTGTGGAGAAGCCAACCATGTTAGGGAAACCAACGACGCGGAAAGCGGCGGTAGTCGTAACAGCGGAAGAGCCAGCCACAACAGAAGCGGTAGAGTTACCTGTAGATGTACTACCGGTAGACACTGCACCTGTGGAGAAGAACACGTTTGAACCCAGAGCAGCGATGGTAACAGTACCAGCAGACTGAACTTGGAACACAGTACGGTCGTCATCAATCACAAAAGCAACCGCATTCAGAGCACTGGCTGGGTAGTATTGTGAAAAAATGGTTTGACCTTGTGCGTTAACGTAAGAGCAACCAACGAAAACACCAACAGCGCCGGTGTTAGCAGTGCCAACAGGGAAGCCGTTTGTAGTTGCGTCAGCGCCAGTAGCGGTAACAATTTCAATGTAGCCTGTAGATTTGACGTATACCAAACTTCCGTTATAGACGTTTGTGCCATATCCAGCAGGATCGAATAGGAACGAGCGAGTGCTACCTGCGTAAGGTAGGCCACCCAACTCATTCACGGCTTTTAAGCCGTAGGGAGAAGCTGTAGATGCCATTTAAGGACTCCTATTGATTAAGATAAACCTGCACCGCCACGGGTTGAAGAAGACTTGCGGTCTGCAAACAACGGCATACGCGGATCATTTTGTCGTAAAAATGTATTGTCAACCGATTCCATCTGAGATCTAGCTTGCT